GGGACACGGCGGCACAGTCCTATGGCGTTTTCTCCGGTATGACGCGGGCGGAGAAAGCGGCGCGGCGCGAATCAGCTAGGGCCGCTATAGACTACGCGGGCGGTATCACTACCGCTATGGAGCGGGCCTCCCTCAACTCGCAGAACGCCTACAGCGGCCTTGCGTCTTCCGTCGGGGCGTCTTTCAAATCGGCGGCTGTGAGCGCCCGCGACCACATCCTGAGCATCGGCCCCGTAAACAAGCTCGTCTACTCCGAGATGGCGGTGAACGCCCGGGCCGGGGCCGCCGCCACCGCATCATCGGTGCAGACCTACGCCACCGCCGCCCGCAACACCTACGCGCAGATGCGGGAAAACAGCCGCCAGGCTGAGGCGTCTTCACAGTCACTCACCCGCTCTATCCTGGGCAACCGTGACGCAATGGATAAGCTCGCCTCTGGTAGCGCTATCGCCGGGGCCGGGCTGCTAGCCGCGTTTGCTCTACCGGTGAAGGCTTTCGCAGATTTTGATGCGGCAATGTCCGGCGTGCAGGCCGCGACACACGAGACGGCCTCGAACATGAACCTGCTCCGTGAGGCCGCGATCAAGGCGGGTGCCGACACCAAATATTCCGGCACGGAGGCGGCCAACGGCATCACGGAGCTTGCTAAGGCCGGTGTGGAAACATCGGACATCCTGAACGGCGGCCTGGACGGTGCCCTGTCCCTTGCAGCGGCTGGTGAGCTTCGTGTCGGTGACGCCGCCGAACTGGCGGCTACCGCCCTCACGCAGTTCAAGCTTAAGGGTAGCGACCTGGGGCACGTAGCGGATTTGCTTGCGGCCGGTGCAGGTAAAGCCCAGGGCAGCGTCGGCGATCTTGGTTACGCGCTCAAGCAGTCCGGCTTGGTGGCAGCACAGACAGGGTTCAGCATCGAAGAAACTGTTGGTGCGCTGGCGGCGTTCGCATCGGCGGGCCTTATCGGCTCTGACGCGGGCACATCGTTCAAGGTCATGCTGCAGAAGCTTCAAAACCCGTCCAAGGAGACGGCGGAGACGATGGGCGAGCTGGGCCTGAGCTTGTACGATAACCAGGGTAAGGTCAAGAAGCTATCGGTGTTCGCGGGCGAGCTGAAAGCCGCGTTGAAGGGCATGACGGCTGAGCAGCGTGACGCTACGCTGGCGCAGATTTTCGGTTCTGACGCTGTGCGTGCCGCCGCCGTGCTCTATGAGCAGGGGCAAGACGGTATCCAGGGGTGGATTGATAAGGTCAATGATTCTGGTTACGCGGCTGAGACTGCGGCTATCGCGCAGAACAACCTTAAGGGAGACCTTGAGAAGCTGGGCGGGTCTATCGAGACGCTTTTCATCAAGTCCGGTTCTGGTGTGGCTGACGCGCTGCGCCCGGCCGTGCAATGGCTGGATAAGCTCGTTGATGGTCTTTCGCGTGTCGATTCGGGTACGCTCACAACGGTTCTCACCATTGGGGGTATCACTGGTGCGCTGCTGCTGGCTGTGGCTGGTGCCGCGAAGTTCGTTACTATGGTGCACGCTACACGCACGGCGCTAGTTGAGCTAGGGTTAGCCGGGCGCAGCGCCTCAGCCGGTGTAGCCGCATCTAACGCCCAGATGGAGGCGGGATCCGCAAGCGGTGGTAAATTCTCCGGTGTGGTAGGGAAGCTGGCCCGTGGATTCGGCTACCTCTCCCTAGCTGTAGCTGGTGCTGAGGCGATAGCTACACCTTTCAAGAACCTTAACGCGCAGACACCGGGCGTGGAGAAAATGACTAACGCCCTATCTGAGAGCGGCGGTGAGATGAACCGCATCAACGACATTTTCAAAAACGCGGAGTTCACGAACGGGCGCGGCAGGTGGGCCATGCACGGCACCGAAGAGGGCATCAATGGCATCAACGACGCACTGAAACGCCTCAGTAACCAGACCGCGTTCGACGGGTTTAACGGCATGGTTAACAACCTCGTCGGCTCCAAAGGTTCATTCGATCTGCTCAAGGATAGTGTGCTGCAGGTGGACGAGGCGTTGGCGAAGATGTACGGTGAGAATCCGCAGCGCGCTACCGCGCTCTTCAAGCAGATAGCGGACGAGGCGGAGCATTCGGGTGTGAGCGTCAGCAAGATAACCGAGCTTTTCCCGAAGCTTGGGCAGGCCGTCACTGATTACGCGAACAAGCTTGGGGTGGCGCTCACCGATGAAGAGAAATTCCAGGCGATGAAGGGTCAGCTGCCCGAGAAGCTGCAAAAGGCCGGGGCATCCCAGGAAGAGCTGAACAAGAAAATCAAGGAGGGAACGGCCGCTACCAGTGAAGCCACGGACGCTATCGGTGAGAACACTAAGAAGCTGGACGAGAACGGCGAAGTGGTAGAAAAGGTTGAGTCCCTGCTATCTGATTTTGCTAAGGCATTCGATTACCTCGGCAAGGGCTTCCGATCCTACAACGATTCGATGGGTTCATACTATGAGTCGCTTGAGAAGCTGGCGGAGGCTTTCAAGAAGGGTAAGACCGCTTCCTATGATCTTGGTTACGGTTTCGATAACGCTTCAAAGAGCGGCCGTGAGCTGAACAAGCTTTTCGGGTCTGTCGCTAACGAAACGAACAAGGTTGCCGTTGCCGCGTCTAACGCTGGTAAATCGCAGGAAGAGATTCGTGCGATTTATGAGCGAGGGTACCAAACGATTCGAAAATATGGGTACCAGGCGGGGTTGTCGTCTGAGCAGGTTGAGGACTTGGCGCGTGCCGCGTTCGGCCTGCAAGACAAGAACATTAGCATCAGCACGTTCATGGATGATAACGCCCGGGCTGTGGCGAACCGCACCGCTAAAGAGGTGAACGGCATCCCTAACCAAGTGCACGTCGCGGGCGGCACTATCGGTTTCGACCAGGCTACAGGTAAGGCAACACAGCTGCGTGACGCCCTGGGCAATATTCCTGGGCAGAAGAACGTGAACGTGCAGGCGCAGGGTATCGAGGAGACTAAAAGCGGTTTCAGTGAGGTTGCTAAGTGGCTTGAATCTATGCCCGGCAACAAAGAGATTGAGATTGATGCGACGGGCACGTTCGATGCGTCCTCAGCTATCCAGGGCGTGAGTGACACGGTGAACGCTGTCCCCGGGTCGCACAACACCGATATGACCGCTACCACGGGTAATTTTGATTCTGCTGCGGCGATAACCGCCGAGTCTGTGCGGAACCTCCCGAAGTCGCACAACACCGACATGCGGGGTGACGCATCGAATGTTAACCGTGCAGCATCACAGGCGACCGACTCCGTAGGCAAGGTTCCCGATAGGCACAACACTGAGCTGAACGTCGTAGGCCTCGGCGGGTTCGTAGGTAGCGTGCGCCGCGCTATCGACTGGGTGTTTTCAATCCCTACCGTCCGCGAAACGACACTGCGGATCAGGAATATCACCGAGAATATTACCCACAAGATCGAGACCTACCGTAAGAAGTTCTTCGGGTTTGCCTCCGGCGGGCATGTGGGTGATACGATGCGCGGCTTTGCCTCCGGCGGGCTGATTAGCGGCCGCCCACCTGCGGCCCCGCACGTTGATAACCGGCGTGCGGTGGTTGAGGATACGGGCGAGCCTATCCGTGTGCGCTCCGGTGAGTTCATTATGAACGAGCGGGCTACGCGGCGTAACCGGCCGCTGCTTGAGTTCCTGAACGCCGGGGGTAACCCGCGTTCGGTGCGTGGCTTCGCCTTTGGTGGTTCGCCCGCCCCGGTGGGGTTCGCGCCCGCGCCTGACGCTAATCTGCGGATTGGGGAGCAGATAGCGGCGGCGTTGAGTGGGTGGAAGCCGGTAGTGGAAATTTCGGGTACTAAGTTCTATGGCGTTATGGCTGAGTCGCGTACCCGCGCACGCCGGTAAAGATAAGAGGAAACAGAACAGGAAGGAGGGCGGCGCATGTCTAGGATGTGGATAGGGCGGCCCGCAACAATGGTGCCCGTAAAGGGCTACTCAGAGGTGACGACAACCCGAACACTGGTGAACCGGATCGACACAGACCCGCTCACGGGTGTGCGCCGAACCTCCTTCTACGGGCCTCCCCGCAGTATGCGTGAGATGCGCTGCACCTGGCGGGCTGAGGGTGAACAGCTGGGGATGATTGAGGGGCTGCTGAACCTCTCCATGCTTGGCGGTTCACTGGTAGGCCCCGCCACCCCGCTCACGGTCATACCCGCCGGGGCGGAGCATATCAACGTCATGCCGCCGCGCACCTCAATGCTGCTGGATGTTTACGGGGCCGTTTATTCCCCCATGATGGTTGATTCTGGGGGGCACGGCATCATATGGCCCGGCGGCACATCGGTGACAACCCCGACGTTTGTTAGGCAGGACATTCCGTTTCCGTGGGGCGGTGAGGTGGTGAACATCTCATGCGTGCTAGAGGATGACTCATACCTGCGCATCTGGTGGGGCGGCGGCCGGGCAGGCCAATTCGGTGTAACTACCGTGGAAGGGCCGGGTAAGGGCGCGGGCGTGCACCGCAGGGAGGCCTACGTGCTAGTCCCCAAAGCCTGCACCCTCTACGGCGTGCAGCTGAGCGGGACTGGTACCTGCGCATCAATGGTGCTAGGGCGCGAAAAGAAGCCCTGGACGGTAGGCGAAACGCTAATGGGTGGCATCGTGGATGATTACGAGGTGAAGCCGCTCTACCGGGGCGGCAGCAAGAATATCTCGGAGATTACGTGCACGATCAAGGAAACGGGGAATGGTAGCTAATGGGTGCTGAGAATCCGGGGCCTACCCAAATCTGGGGGATGCAGGCTAGTAAGTCGTATGTGCGGGAAAAGGGTGTGCGAATCATCTACGCCCGCATCTATGTCGGCGGCTCCGATGAAGGTATGCACCAGGTGGAGATTTCTTCCGCGATGTCGGGTGACCTGCCCGGCCGCCTGGCTATCACCTCCGGTTTCAATCAGTCTACGGGCACCATCACGTGGCAGATGGCCGATGCGACACCGAACCTTTGGACGGGGTTTGCTGGTGGGCTGCGTGTCCCGAAAATCGGTGAGCGCATCGAAATTGACATGTCCCTATCCCCGTCGGATATACCCGGCCCTAATAAGTGGGTGCGGGTTTTCACGGGCCGTGTGGATTTTAATGAGGTTCAGGACGGTAACCAGCTTGTCACCCATATTGTGGATGATTGGGATAAGTTCGGTAAGGGTGTTGAGGTTATGCCGCTGCTGCGGCACATGCCAGGCCGTAAGAACAGTGATTTTAAGACTTTCACCCCCGGCTGCTCGATTAATTACGTGGTGTGGGATGTGCTGGATCAGTGCGGGTTCGCGGTGTCCCCGGCGTCGAAGGTTCCTCTTGGTGTCGATAAGCGGGTGGTGATGCACGCCCCTCTGCAGGGCACTATGTGGACGGCATGGGAGCGGTATAAGGGTGCGTGCGTGAAAGCTGGGCCGGTTGAAGAGACGTATGACATTATCCCCACTTTCGTTTTCCATGATAGCGGCGAATGCTACCTTTTCAAGGGCTGGGGCGTGTACGAGAACCTGGCTGAGAACCGGAACCTGCGGGGGACGCAGCCGGTCATGGTTAGGTTCCGTGTGGGTGCTGGGCACACCGGTAAATTCACGCTCAAGCTGACGGTGGGCGGTAAGAAGGTCGCTATCACCCTTGAGGGGAATAAGCGGCTGTCTGTGCACCCCGGGAATAATCCACGGTATGGGGATTTTCTGGTGCCGAAAGATGGCGTCGTGGAGTTCCTGATGCATGTGAACGGGCGCTGGGAGACGCGGCTAGGGGTTGAGGGTACGCCCGGCCCTAGTGGCGTACATGAAAGGTGGTGGGGGCCGAATAGCGAGGTTGGTAATTGTGAGATTATCGCCGAGCTAGGGTGTGAAATATCCGATGTGTTGGTGGCTATGGAGCCGCTGCCACTATCGGGTAGGAAGCAGGCGCATGTGCGCATCCCCGACTACCTGAATAATCCTTATTGGGTGCCGTCTGTGCGTGGCCGTAAGGCGTCTGAGTTCCTTGAAGAACTGGGTGAACTGATTCACTGCGCGATGTGGCTTGACTCTACGGGCGAGTTCCATTTCAAACATGGAACAATGCTGCGTGAAGCCACTGAGAAGGGCGTTATATCCGCCGATGATGTGGTGGACTACACGCTACGGCAGGACATTCTACGCTCCGGGTCTGCGGTGCGGGTGAAAAGCAAAATCACATGGATTTCCAACATGGGCGACATCGGGAAGATTCACCGCGCCACTCTCTGGCAGGGCACCGGGCAGTCCATCCTAGGTAATGAGGTTGTTGAAGAGTTTATCGGCCCAGACGAGAACGAAGACTGGTTCGAGCTTGACGACGACATTATGTGGAACCTGCATAATTTCTTCAACACCCCCATTTCCCAGCACGGGAACGGGTGGAAGCGTGAGATAGAGAAAATCTATTACGGCTCCTGCTATTTCGCTATCGGGCAGAACGGGTACACGGGTTATGTTGCCGCACCAAAACTTGAGCGTTTGGGCTGGTGGCGGTGGAAGCTCACGATTGATAACAAATCAGTGTTCGGCGGCTCGGGCGAGTCCACCCGATCCACGATGCAGTTCCCGGTGAATAACCGCACCATGCCAGGCACCTATGAAGACATGTGGGGCGAGAAAATGCCGCTCATACGCGGGGGTGCGAAGGCGAAAGCTAAAGATGATGGTGACGCGGTTGTTCTCGGGCCGCTGCGTGAGGCACCGGAGCTTGAGATAGACGCCGGTATTTGGGCGGGCAGCCGCGAACGCGGGCTTGAGCTTGCTAAGGATGTGGCCGCGTGGCTATCGGATTCTAAGGCCGTGTATTCGGACTCTATCAACGTGAATTTCGACCCCGGTTACCGTGTGGGCGATGTCTACCGGTGGGAGGTACCGGGCATTAGCACCCGCGTTTATTGTCTCGTCCTGGGTGTGGAGCACCGCCCGGGGGAGGATCGCACCGAACTTACGGTGCGCACTTACATGCAGCTAGAGTAGGAGAATTTGTATGGCTGAGTACTGCACAGTCGTAGCTAACTTTTTGACGATGCAGGAGCGGGGGGGCGCCCCGGTTCCTGTGTCTGGGCGCGTGGAGTTCACGCCAACCGCGCACGCATATAGTAGCGATTCTGTGTTTACGCAGGCGGCCCGCACCGGTTACGTTGTGGGCGGCGTGCTTTATGATTCGCCTGACGCAACCACCGCTGGTGTGCGGCTTGTCGCCCCGTCTCCTGGTGTGTCGCCGGAGCTGTTCGGGTACAAGGTTACTGCGCATTTGCGTGATGGTGAGGGCCGCCCGGCACCGTACCCGTGTGGTTTTATTCACCCTACGGCGGGGGGGGTGCTGAATCTTGCTGAGCAGGCTCCGGTACCTGATCCGGGTTCGCCGTCTGGGTGGTCTGCGCGTGGGCCGCGTGGTGAGGTGGGGCCGCCGGGTGTGCAGGGTGAGCGTGGCTTGCCTGGGCCGCAGGGAGACCCGGGGCCGAAGGGCGCGGACGGGGTAGGGGTGCCGCAGAAGCTTTCTATCGCCGGGAGTGAGCTTACGCTCTCACCTGATGGGGGTACCGTAACCCTGCCTTCTACTGATTTATCTTCTCTTGTTTCTAGGGCTGATGCGCTTGCCCGCCGGGTAGAGGCCCTGGAAGCCCGCCCACAAGGCGGAGGCGGTGGCGGTGCTGTTCAGGACACGGGTGTACGGCTGCTTGAGACGATCAGTGAAAGCGGCGGCCTGTGCGATGTGCTTATACGCCGCGTTGGCAGCGTGGTGCAAGCGTGGATGGTTACTACAAATCCTGAGCGCAAGCACGGCTCGCTAGGGCCGCAATTCACAAAGCAGAACGTTGTTTTAGAAAGTAAGACCCTGCCGAAGGGATTCTTACCGGCGCTAGGGGCGCTACCAAATTACCCCGAGCGGGGCGGCGGGCCTCGGTATTCGCACGATAACCGTTTCTCAGTGTCGGCTATTGTCACGTCGAATATCGGGAACGGGCAACCCTACCAGATTGGAACTCTTGGGTTCTTTTCCTGGTACAACAACTTGGTTATGCGGTTGGAGCGGAATACTAACCGGGCGGTTATAGGTTCGCTTGTGTGGACAACAGTAGACCCTTGGCCCGCCGTGCTACCCGGCACGGCGTATGAGGGGTGATGATGGGCACTAATATTCCACCCGATTTCTGGGTTGCACTCATGGACGTTCTTAAAGCGGCTGCCACTCTTTCGGCGGCTGCTTTCGTTTCATGGGCTGCCGTGAAGCTGAAAGATGTGCGGGCGGGCCTGCACCGGGTTGAGCATCAGGTTAAGAACCACCACCAAACGAACCTTCGTGATGATATTGACCGGAACCAGGCGGCAACCGCTAAGGGTATTGCTGATGTTATCACGCAGCTTGCGGAGATTCGTAAGGAGCAGGAGAAGACGGCGGCCATGTTGAACCTTGGCCTGTCTGAACATGCTGATATGCGTAAGGATATTGGAGGTATCCGGGGTGATATACGGCATGCGCGTGAGTTGGCTGACGCCGTGGATGCTCGGGTGCGGTCTTTGGAGGCGCGCCAGGTTTAGGCGTGTTTTTTTGGCTCGGTGATGCGAGCTAACACCCCAGTAAAACAAGGTGAACTATCACATATAAGGAGGTGGGGCCTATGGCCTACCGATTTCTTACACAATACGACGCGCTACGGTTCACACCAAACGCGCTAGTCACATCCGCATTCGGATTCCCGCGCGTCATAACCAATATCACCCTGCACTGGTGGGGCCGCCCAGAATGGCAGCAGACATTCGAGAGCGTCGTGCGCTTCTTCTGCGAGCTAAACAGCACGCAGACTAGCGCACATGAGGTCATCTCTGATGGCGTTGTGGCTTGCCTCGTGGATCACGCTAACGCCGCGTGGGCGAACGGCAACGCCAAAGGCAACGCGCAGAGTATCACCCTGGAATGCAACCCGCGCATGAGTGCGGGTGATTTCGAGACGGTGTGTGAGCGCGTCGCCGATATTTGGATTATGCACGATCAGGTGCTCCAAATCACCGAGCACCGGGACTGGTTCGCCACCGAGTGCTGCGGCACCTACCGCAAGGGAGCCGTTACGGTGCGTGCCCTGCAAATCTACGAGGCAAAGAAGGGCAAGACCGCTATCACTAAGGTTGCTGAGAAGGTAACCCAACCCAAGGGAAAGGACGATAAGAGCATGGCTGACGCTATTAGCGAGCTGCGGGACAGCTGGGCACCCGGCATTGAGCATGTGCGCCATCACGGCGCTAACTGGATGGCGCTGCAGAACGTGAGCCGCCAGACTCAGGAGCTAAAGGACGCCTGGACGCCGGGCATCCCGAACGTCAAGTTTGAGGGTTCCGCATATAAGCTGCTCCGTGAGAATTTGGAGGCGCAGCGTGAGACTAACGCGCTGCTGAAGCAGCTTATCGCAGCCCAGACTAGCAAGGTAGGAGAGTAAAAATATTATGGATGCAAAGCGCTATATTGGCCGCGTTACCACCGGGGCTACCATCGGCACCGCTATCACTGGTAGCTTGACTGTGATTATCGGGTATATCCTGTCGCAGTATGGGATTACCCTGCCAGCCGGGGTGTCGGACGCGGTATTTATTCTGCTTTCGAGCCTTGGCGCTCTGATCGGCGGGCGTCAGTCTCCCAGCGATAAAATCACCTTTGAGGGGTTGATGGAGGCGGCCGCCCGTGGGGTGACCGGAGTAGACCCTAAGGATTCTGCGGCTGGTGAGACTACTTACCCGGCGGCACCGGTGAATGATTTTGAGATTCCGCGTGAGACTTACGCGCCGAAGCACGCCGAGAGCGCCTAGCAGGTAGTGTGATTGTGGCCCCGCCCGCCCCCTGTTCTTTGGGGGTG